GAAGGAAGTATTTGGGAAGCATTGCGATTTATTGCTGATAACAATATCACTAACCTACATGTGTATGTAAACATCAACGGTATGAGTGCATACGATGAGTTAGATACTCACCAATTGGCTTATCGACTGGAAGCATTTTTGCCCAGGATCAATTTGAGATTCAGTGACCCACCGCGCTGGTCATTTGCAAAAGATCTACTGACACATTATTATGTTCTTAAAGAGCAAGACTACCAGGAGATCATCAAATGAGAAAAGAATGTGCTAGTCTATTATTAGAAAGCATGGTCTGTACTGACAACATTAGAGTTGTTACAGCAGATCTTGGGTTTGGTATTTTAGATCAAATTCGTAACGCTTTTCCAGAACGTTTTTATAATGTGGGTGCAGCGGAACAATTGATGATTGGTGCTGCTGTTGGTATGGCGCAAGAAGGTGTCATACCAGTATGTTATTCGATGAGCAGTTTCTTGTTGTATCGTCCGTTTGAGTTTTTGCGTAATTACGTAAATTACGAAAACATTCCAGTTAAACTGATTGGTAGTGGCAGAGATCGGGACTATAGTCATGATGGTGTAAGCCATTGGGCGCACGATGACGAGCAAGTGCTTGCTGCACTACCAAACATTAAATTATACAAGCCTCAATCAATTGCTGAACTAGAGGACATTTGGCCTGTGTTTATCAGTTCCAAAGAACCTGCTTATTTAAATTTGACAAGAAAAATATGACAACAAAAGTAGTGTATGTTACAGGCTGTCTGGGATTCATCGGATACCACGTGACTAAAAAGTGTCTAGCACAAGGATACTATGTTATTGGTGTAGACAAGAAAACTTATGCAGCAAATGTACAGTTCCTGCCTGAATTACTGGAATACAAAGATCAATTTAAATTCATTGAATCAGATATCAATGATTTAGATATGTTATATGACTGCGATTATATTATTAATACCGCAGCCGAAACACATGTTGATAACAGTATCGTGTGCAGTGATGTTTTCTTGCGTAGTAATGTAAATGGTGTGCATCATTTGCTCAACTTGATCAAAGAACGCCATCGGTTCAAGATGCCCACCTTGTTGCATTTTAGCACAGATGAAGTTTACGGTGATATCGAAGATGGAGCACATGTTGAAACAGACATGCTCAAGCCTAGTAATCCTTATTCGGCCACAAAAGCAGCCGCAGATCAACTTATTTTAGCCTGGGCACGTACATTTTGTGTGCCTTATGTGATCGTTAGACCTACAAATAACTACGGCATTGGTCAATACACAGAAAAGTTTATTCCTAAAACTATCAAGAGTTTGCAGCTGGGAAGAAAAATTCCATTACACGATGCCGGTATGCCACGTCGTACTTGGCTTCATGTCAGTGACACAGCATCAGCCATTATAAAAATAATTGAATCTGGTGTGCAAAACGAAATCTACAACATTGCTGGTAATCATGAAGAACAAAATATTGTGATTGCTATGCAGATTATTGATATGTTCTGCCCACAAGAAGTAGACGATTATGATCCGTATTTGAATTTAGATATCACACGCCCCGGGCAGGATGTGAGATACAGTATTGATGATCAAAAATTGAAGGCTCTTGGATGGAAACCAAAAGCTGTGTTTGAGTTAGAACTGGCTAAGATTGTTCAGTACTATTCCCAGACGTTTGTGTGGTAGCAACTTCAATCCACGTATAATCACCCAACCACTTGACTGGTGCAATATAGCTATAATGCGCTGGTGCACCAGTTGTCCAATCGTTGGGCCCTTGATGGCACAGTCTAGTACGATTTATTTTGCTATCAAAACATAACCAATAGGTTTGTCCGTGATATACCTGAAACTGATATTCGGCTGCATGTACTGCATCCGTTATATATAATCTACGTTTTATATCATCAGCCTGTTTCTGTAGGACCTTCACTAAATCCATAATGCGATCATACTCTTGCTCGGCGTGCATACGAGCAACATTGACCATTATGTCTTTTTGTTTTTGTACAGGAATTAAATCAAAGGCAGGACCGCCAACTTCGGTGGCGTAAGGTGTGATGTTTTTATTAAAAAAGGCGACTAATTCGCCGCCTATTTGTGCATCGTAGCTGTCCTTGCCTTTGGCTACATTACTTTTTTTCTTCGCCATTATTTTGTTTAATAATAGTCGGGCTTTCGGACGAAGTACCTCTAGTGTTTCTTAATATCCAACTGCTGTAATTTATAAAGGCTGCAAAAGGATAAGAAATTATTGCTAGCGATGCAGTTAAACAAACAAACAAAAATAAAAACAAAATCGTAACAACAGTAAACACTGTTTCAAGCATAAGGTTCCAGAAACCATTTACACCAATATCAAAATCTGGTATCAGACTCTGACCTGAATTGTGAGATCTGATATGAATTCGCAATGATTCTATCTGTTCAATACAACGCATTACTAAAATTTCAAGCAAACCACGATACAGCTCAGTCATAAATTTTACTCCATTGTTTTAATTTCAGTTTTTTGTTTTGTTTGGCTTCGTCTAGTCTTGTTTGATCTAGTATACCTTGTTCTAACAATATATCAATCATTGCAAGAACATCGCCGATTTCAATTTCAAGCATGCGATTATGCTCTATCCCAGTTTTATAATGCACAGAATCTAATCCAAACCGACGACATTTGCTGACTTCAACAATTACTTCAGCGCACTCTTCTTGAAGAATGTCCAAGGTTTCTTGTGTTTTACTATTCATCAACCAAATCCAATTCTTCTACTACAGGAGCGACCATCCAATCGGTATTGTCTTTAATGTCTTTGATCATTTCGTCGCAAGCCTGTTGCGCTTGATCTTTATTAATATAAGCTTTTTCAAATATACGATTTCCGTCGGCAAACTCTGCCATGGCAATATAAATTTTTTTCATGTTATAATTATAAACGATTTGAAAACTATTGTCAATGAATTTTGGCATCAGTGCAGCTTTTACACAAACTGGCTGCGCTGTAGCAAGATTTCATATTTTCTCTGATTAGATTCACCATTGGTGATCCGGTATACAAATCATCGTAGGAATCACGTACCAGATTTCCAATTACGTGTTTGAGATCATAATCCATACAACACAAGACTACGTCTCCGTTTGGTAATAGCACATGCTGATCGTAATTTGCTGTTTTACTGCAACTAACTGGACGTTCATGTCGAGTAATAAAATTTACCGGTTGTTCTTTGACTTGTTCTTTGTTCAAACTTCCTGCTCGATCATGGCCAAACCAATTATATAGTTGTATTCCCAAATGATCAAGATCTTTGTGCACCTTGCCGTGATCACTCATGGTCATTGCTTCAAGCTTGATGTTGGCGTCTTGGACCGCAGCAGTAACCATATGGAATACCGCTTCCCATTCGGTACTGTATTTCCAACCGCGCATGTTACCATACTCATCTGGAAAATGTACACTTAACACTTCAATCTGTGCTCGATATCTATAAAGTAATTTTATTACTCGTTCTGCAGTTTCTATATTCCAATTGTAAAAGGTAGTATAGATGGCCACATTATGACCAGACACTAATGCATGTTCTAGCATGTCTGTTGCGGCAGGATTAATCCATGCTTCGGCCATGCCCGAAAAATCAATTCTGGTATTTTTTGGCACTTTTGATAATGCTGTCTTGAATGTGTCTAAACTCATGTACTTGACATCATTCCCGTACATGTCTCTTAGGTTATCTTGAGGGCAAAAATTGCACATCAAGGAACAACCAATCATGGTTGTTATTTCCATTGTAGGTCTTTGCATGTTTTTACTTATCGCGTTTTTGACGTGGGGTTGAATCTTTATCTCGAGGCTCGGCGCGGCGACCTTTAGGTCTTATTTGAACACGAGTTGTTTCGGGATCCGATACTTCTATATCTTTAAAGCTACGTTCCTGAACCTTGGTAATTTCCTCTAGGAGAGAACCTTTTTCAATTATGTTTCGTACATACGGTCCTGATTTTTTATTTTCTACTTTACAGCGTATTGCAATCAATTCTTTCTTGGGATTTGCTACATCATGTATGCTGATTTCAGGTCTAGTCTTGCCTGTATAACTTGCTGTTAAATCAATTGTTCTTAATTTATATTCTAGATTTTTAAATCGTAGAATTTTAAAACCACCTTTATCAAAATCAACAAGTTCAACATTAGGATCGCCAAGTGTAGCAAAATGTGTTACTGCGTGTGCCACTTGATCAACAAAGCGGGCTTCTTCGGTATCGTCATTACCGGCCAGCTTTGATTGTAGTTCAGCAGTGATTTGTCGATACATGTATTCAATTGCTTTGAATTGATCTTTCTTGTGTGTTTTTTCAAATTTATCTACGTATGGTTCTACGTCGACACCAAAGTATCCAAACAGTTTGGTCATTGAATCGACGCCGCTACCGCCCACTTGCCCGAACTGTCCCACGCCACCTACTTTTAAACTTGCGTTTAATTTAAGTGTACGCATGGCACCTGTTTTGTCTTTGACTCCTACCCATACATCTGATTTCTTTTCGGATTCACTTGCAGCACCATCGGCCATAATACTAATTTCGTCTGCTTTTCCGTTAAGATAAAAATACTTGCTATAACGTTCAGCCATTTGACTATTAACATAGGCTGCTGCACTGTTGAGTTCATTTACAAGAAGATTTCTCTTTAATGGATTCATCAGGTCTTGGTATGGCCCAGTTTTTAATCTTAAAACAAAACTGATGACATCTGCGATGTCGCTGTCGGCATCATTGACAGTAACACTATAAGTATCATTGCCTTGAGACTGTAAACTGTCAAGAACATTGGTAATGTCTGCGGAACTGACTGTACCTACTTCTTCTCCGGGCTCGCGTTTGGTAAATTTAGCGAACATGGCTGCACCAAGGATGCCTTCACTAACTTCGCCGCGATTGCTAATAGCTGCTTCTTTGCTGTGATTTAAAGCACCCTGAATTGCACTTGTAGTTCCACGAACATAAAAATAAACATCATCTTCTGTTCTAAACTCGTATACATCCTGGCCCTGGCCAAATTGCACCACTATTTCGCCTCTATTTGTTAAAGCTTGATTGCCTTTAGATATATTTGTTAATTCAATAGGCCCAACAATTGACAGTCCTTGACTATTCAGATAATTGGTTAATGCTTGCCCAGCTTGACTATTACTGATAATAAATTTTTGCCCAGGGCCGTACTTGCTCAAAGTAACTTCGTTAAGGATAATGTTTATAAGATCGCGCATAATAACATATTTACCGGTTTTAAATATTATGTTAATTCATGTTGCAGTGCAATAAATATGCATAACAACCAAAAGGAAACCATGACAATCGACTTCGACAGTATTAGAGAACGCCTTAGAGAGATGTTCCCGAACCAACACAAAAGCGACATTGAACAATATATTGAAAGCAAAAATCCAAAAAATGCAGCCGATGTAGAGCATTACATGCGGCAATGGACTTACGGTAAACATCAAGGACTATAATGCGTAACTTTATCCAAGCACTGATAGAAGCAAGACAGCGTCAAGCAGATTTATATCTGCGGTGTTTGACCGCTGGAATCTAAACGCTCAATATCCTCTTCAACGCATTGCTCACCATATTGAATTTCTACAATGGTACAAGGTCGCGTAAAAGGATTAGTTAGCTGATGCCAGGCGTTTTTTGGTACACGCCATTCATCATACTTTCCTAGAATTTTAGGTGGATTAGCTAAGTCACCTGGCATGGCCATGTTGATCATGCAAGTGCCTTCAGTTACCATCCAATACTCGCTGCGATGTCGATGTCGTTGCATACTTAACGTTTGTCCAGGTTGTACTGTAAGTGTTTTTACTTTAGCGCCTGGTATTTCGTTTAATACTGTGTATGATCCCCAACTACGTTGCACTTCAATTGATGTCCATCGCTTTAAAATATCGCTGCTGCTGTTTAGTTTGTCGTCCCCGCCTACACCAAACACAAATTCCACATCACTAAAAATCATTTCAGGAATGTTATCTTCAGTACGATCGCCGCCGTTGGCAAAGACTATTTTTCCTTCAGGAAACATCTCTTTGACTTGACGTATAGCATCACATGCAGTTCCATCTGAGTCATCAAACTCAATCACACGATCTACCATGTGCAAATTATCAAGCACTGTCATACGCTCTTGCCAACTCATAAAAGGTCTTCCCTTTTTACGTGCAAGCCAAGCATCTGAGTTTAACCCAACCACGAGCCAATCGCCCAGGTGATCGGCATGATTGAGATAGCTTATGTGCCCGCTATGTACTGGATCAAATCCGCCGGTGCATATTACAATTCGTTCAACGTTCATTCTTTTGGTAAATGAAAATCTTTGTCTAACCAGGTTGTAATTATTTCATCTTGCTTTACATAACCATATTTGTTTAGGCTATTCATAACACTGTCATTTAGCAAGTTCAAATTGGCCAAATCATACCACGTTGTTGTTTTTGGATCCATGGGTTCTATTTCTGTTTTGTATACCGCAGCAGAAAGCCATGGATCATTTTCTTCTTTAAGAAAGTAAGCATCTCTACAATCAAAACCATTTACGGCCAACATGTACATCAAGTTAATCAAGTTGTGATTGTAAAAACATCCGTTATAGCTGTGTGTTTGAAGTCTGTTGTATGAATAGTGAATGGACTGCGGGAAAATCATCAACAACATACCGTTAACGTTTAGTTGTTCGTTCCAGGTTCGTAAAGTACGCAACGGATTGGTTATATACTGGAAAGTGTTATGGCACCATATAAAATCAAGTGATCTGCTAACAGGTACCTCGTCGCCGTCAATATCCTTATTAACTAGATAAACATTTTCTAGTTTTTTTAAGTCAGGATCTAAAAATTTAAAATCTCTATCAACTGCATATGTTATATAGTTTCTTGGTTCTGGTGGATCATCTCGTGTTTCCAAGGTAGCCCACCAATGTGTATCTAATCCAGATCCACAACCAAAGTCAGCTACTGATTCCAAGCTGTCAAGAAAACTATCATAGCCATACAACAGATCTAAAGTTTTTTTACTATGTTCATGACTTTCATATGCATTTTTAAATTGCACCATTTTTTAATACCTCAACAAAAACTTTTTCTTTTAATTCTCGAAGTCTTGGTTCAAATTGATAACAGGCTTCGGCTATTTCATTATTGGTGCCCCAACTGCGCTGCGTAGCAAGATGGCTTGCCCATTTACCTACTGAATCTTTTAGTAGCTGTATATCTACTACATTATGTCGGGGTCTAGATCTACAACACATGTTATATTCTTCTATTAGACTATCAGCATACTCTTTAAAATTCATTGAATTACAATATCTTCCATACCGGCTGTACGTAGTCGCACCACGTGACCCAGCATAAAGTTTTTGCTTTCAAGGCCTTTCATGACTCCCAGCCATTTGTTTCTAAGAAGAGCAACTTCGTTAATGATAGTTTCAAAGTCAATGACTTCGTCCTCGCCATCTGTATATTTCTCTGCGTCGCGACTTGTAAGAGCTCGGGCATAAGCTTCCAAGTACTTTTGAAAATGTCGTCGTCTAATCTTGCGAAGTTGTATATTAAGATATTGAAGTACAGCCTCGATCTCTTGTAGCTGGTTAAATCTGTGCTCTGTAATTCCCGGTAAATTTGCAGCGGACTTTTCAACATTACCGCGTATTGATGTCTCTGTTTTTGCCTGTGCAAGTTCGCCTTCATAATAATTAATAAAGGACGGAATCTCACTAAGGTCTGCTACAATTTTATTGTACCACATTACTCTTCGTAATCTAGATCGTTGTCTTCATCAACTATGTACTCTTCAATACTGCGTTTGGTATATGCGTCTGTGCTACCAAATTCTCTTAGCTCTTTTTCGCTAAGTGTATCCGCTAGTACACTCATCAAGTTATCCGACGCTGCTTGTCGTTCTTTTGAAGGTATGTATTCTTTAAGAATCGTATAAGATTCAATTAGGACTTCTACGTCGATACTCATTCTACTGGTTCCTCTTCTGGTTGATTGACGGTGGTTCCATGTGGGTGGGCAGTGTAATCTGCCATTACTTTGTCAAGAGATCCATCTTCGTTGCGTTCCCACGCCTTGCGAAACTGCTTGATAACTGTGCCGTCTGCTAGAGTGTATTTAAGACTGTTGCCTTCCTTCTGCAACAAACCCTTGCCTTCAAACATGTCAACCAAACCCGAATACGGATTCATTCCTTGTTCATAAGGAATCTTGACTTGTACACTTTCAAAAGGTTTAGCATAACGTGTTTTCATAATCTTACAAGCAGCACGGATACCTTTGACTTCTGAAATCTTGTTGCCATCCTCATCTTCTTTCAACTTCAACTTACGCATAGCAACAACAATAGAACTAGCGTAGATAAAACCCTGTCCGCCTGAGATCTTGTCATCAGGATCAAACATGTCCTGGCTTGCGTAGGTATGATTTGTGGCAACCAACCCGATGTTTAAGCTGCCGAACATGTTCACACAGTTACGAACCAAGGCGGTCAGTGCTTTGGGCTTACGACCCATGTCACCTTTTAAATCACCTGCTTCGAACTGGTTTACATCAGTTGGAGTTAACAACATACCCAAGCTATCTAACACAATTAGTACTTTAGGACGTTGATCTTCAGGTAGCGTTTTATACTCTTTAACGAACTCTGTAATCATTTTGGCAACATCATCGATCATTGCCATGTTGAGTTTGAGAAGCTTGTTTTCAGAAGTATCGACGCCGAGTGCGTGAAGCCATGCTTCGTCGAGTGCGTTTTCAGTATCGATAAGAATAACATATATACCTTGTTCTTGTGCGTTCTTAACCAGATTTCCTGAGCAGATAAAGCTTTTACCTGCACCAGACTCTCCAGCAAACACAGTAACCTTACCCATTGGAATACCCTTATTAAAATCCCCGCTAATAAGATAGTTAAGAGCGTAATTGTTTGTGGAGATCCAGTCTGTTGGGTCGTTGAATCCAACGGAGATACCGTCAATACTTTTTGTAATACTTTTGCGAAATTTGCTTACGTCAAATGGTTTGCCCATAATAATTTTCCTTTGATAAATTTCTACTTAATAATTTTTTATAATCATTTAAATCTTGCGATTTTGGAGCACAGAATCCGCACATACAAATGTCTTTTACACATTGTATAACAGGAGGATTGGAGCTGTCAAGTTGTGTCTTTAATTGTGATAATATCAATTGTCTATTATTTAAATTACCCAACGGTTCGACTCGTCCAGTAGTACTCATGCGGCAATCTTTATTGGTATATACCGCTCCGTCAACTTGCCGCACAAATAAAAAGAACCAATTAACACTACAATACCAATTTTTAAATCCCTGCTTGGGTACAAACGATACACAAGATTTTAAATCTCCATTTATACTCAACTTTCGACCGCCGCAGCATGGTCGGCCTTCGGATATACTTTGTATTTTATCTTCGCTGCCCACTGAGTCTAAATCAGTTTCGTATTCTTGTTGTTTAGAAGCCGGAACAACATTCATCCAAAAAGTTTTTAATCTAGAAAATTGGTCTGGAGTATATGCCCATTGTTCTTCGGTATTGTCCAATGGTTTTTCGACATACCGTAAATTGTGTTCTTTGCAAAATTCAATAATTTTTTCTGACTCTGCAAAATACACAGGATCATTATGCATCAGAATGACACACTTGAATCTTTTATTTTGTTCTTTAAGATAAAGTACGTTATCTAAATATTGTTGGCGCTGCTTGGGTAGTACTTCTGCATGATAGCTAACAGAAAACTCATCGACTAACGGAACTATCCGTTCCCATTGATTAGGTCCTACTATTCCATTGGTAGTGCAGGTTATAGTTAAATACCATCTATCTTTGTACAAAGAATATTTTTCTTTGCAGGCTTGTAATATTTCAACAATGTGTGGATGAAATATGCTTTCGCCGCCGTATACATTTAAAATTACCTTACGCTGACTTGGTTTTTTATGTTGCATATATAGATCAACATATTCGTACATAAAGTCAATGGTACTTAGACATTCTTCTAGAGGAGGGTGTCGAGTCGAGTTGTCGTGTCCGCCATCTATTCCGACGTCGCAATAACTGCAATCTAAATTGCATAATTTAGTCAATTCCCAATCTAATAGAAAACTAGGAACGTTAGTTGGATCTAACGCAAAGCCAATTGATTTGATCATTATAGGATAACCCGGGCGTACCAAAAGAGGCAGAGGCCCTGGCCGTATTATTGCTTACTACGATTACGAATCATAGCCAAGATGTCCTCGGCTTTCTGACTTGAAGGTTTCGCAGCAGGTGCTTGCACTGGTGCAGTTGCAACAGGTGCGTCATCTTCTTCGTCAGCTTCAAAAGGTGTAGATGACTGAACTGGAGCAGGTGCTGCCTTTGCTACTGGCGCTGGTGCAGCGGATTCTGTGTCATCGCTACCCTTACCACCAGTAAAGCCGCTAGGCTTAAAGTATTGACTCCAACGATCTGGATCATATGCCTGACCATCAACACTGGCTTCAAACATCTCTTTGATCACTTTAAGTTCAACTTCGCCTGGACGCTTGGGCAAAAAGTCGCTCAAGTTGTACAGTCCATGTGAGTCAATGGCTGCTTGTTCTTGTGCAGTCAGCGCAGTTTCTTTACGGCTCCATTTGCTGGTGCTGTAATCAGCATAACCACCTTTACTTGTTTTAGTAACAGTAAAATCTAAACCAGCAGTGTAATCAGTAGGCATGCTTTCTAGTTCTGGATCCATTAGTGCAGCCTTGATTAAATTAAAAATCTGGGGACTAATAACAAATCGACGAATTGGATTCTCTGGTGTTTTGTCATCCGCTAGAGGATTTTCTCTTACAAAACCTTGGAATAGATAAGATTTCTTTTTCCAATACTTACGACCCATTTCTTCAAGACCAGGGTCTTTGAACCAAGTGCGTACTTCGGCCAAGATTGGACAGGCGTCGCCATACATCTCAACACACGGTACTTGTACAACAACTGGTTTGGAATCTGATTGTCCCTTGATGCCTGCAAATGGCAAGCGAATCATTAGTCGCTCTACCCAAAAGAAATCATTCTTTGCGTTTGCGTCTGGTAAGAATCGGATTTTGCTGCTTGAGCCTTCTGGAATGTTCCAGTGTGCGTAGATGGCGTTATCGCCTTGTGATTGTCCGCCTTGCGAACGTGTTTCTTGCGCTTGTAGTTTTGCGCGAATTTCTGCTAAAGATGTGGCCATAATGTTTCTCCTTATAAAATGCCATAATGTTTGTGCCTAGATATACAACTGCACCGTGCAATTGTATAACAATACTATTTATCAAGTCAAATGAAAATTAATTATTTTTTAACCAAACCAGCCAAACGTTTCATCAGATCCAAATCTTCTTGTACCACTGGTTGGTCCATTGTTGTGGCTCCAACTGGTTGTGGTTGCGGAACGGGTTGAGGTGGTGCCGGCTGTGTATTGGCATTTTGTTGTTGCATTATCTGCATGAACTGATTGGCCAATGCGTTTTCTCCATTTGATGCTAACCAACCAATAATGGTTCGTCTAGCATCGGCATCTGGTCCTTGGTTTTTACTTAACTTTATTAGAGCCTGATGTAGATCTTCACTCTTGAGAAAGTCAATAGACGAAATTGCAGCAATTGAATCTGCTGCATCAACACCTACTGCTATAGGAGCTTGCATGAGAGTATTTAAATCTTGTTCGTCTCTGTCGTCGGTGTCGTCGTCCCAGGTTTGTTCTGATATCTCATTTGCCCAGGATTCAAACTCCAATGTCATTGGTGTGTCCATTTTTTGTTTATTTTTGTAAGCCCGGTAAACATAAGGTAATGCTTCATTGAACCTGTCGTCGTATATTTTTTTAACAAAACGTTCACGCAGGGAATCAACATCAACTTCGTCAAGATCCTGCGATTGGCCGCACATGTTCATTAGTAGTTCGTGCCCTTGACGACCTTGAAAACGTTTCAAATTGTTTCGAACTTCATTATAGCGATGTATAGCAGCTTCAACCATACCTGAAGTTTCTGCATCCTCAAAAGTTCTATTTTTCATGCTACGAACAAAATGTCGCATGCTGGCCATTTCTTTGACCATTTCGTTGATAAGTTGACTGCCTTCATCCCCAATGTTGCCACCATGGCGCAAATGATTGGCTGTTGCTCTTGCACCGTGCAAATTGTTATGATCTAGTAAAAAGCGTTCGCCAATTGGCGTTTCGATAAACAGATGTTCAATTTGTCTTGCTCTAGCACCGTGTCTGTCTGGATCAATTTGATCTCGGTGTTTAATAATTAACTTGTGTGTACCAACATCACCAAAACTTATTCGGCGATTATTTCCATGTCCGTACAACTTGCTTTCAGCAATCGCTAATTCTTCTTTGTCATATGTTGCGTCCGACACACTCTGCTGTTTGATATCTTTTAAATCCAAATTGCTGCGATTAATATCTCGAACATCAAAGGACAACATATTTCTACGTGCAAATTCACGTAATCCTCTTAAAAATTTATACCATTCTGTTTCTTGCTCTTCGTCGAGTGCGTCTGTAATATTTGATCCAAAGTATACTTTTACACTGTCCTCGTCAATCAGACTTATGGTCACATTACCGAAGTTTTCA